GTCCGTACTTTTAATGACCACGACTATGAAATCGTAGTGTGGGCAGAAGAAAATTTGCCAGACATGGAATACCTAGATGGGTACTGTGATGGCATAAATGAGTTGGCGTCAGTGGCAGGTATTGATTTGCACCTGATGGTGTTCCACCCCGACTATGACGCAACAGAGGCTGGACTTAATTTCCTCATAGATGACGGGGTTACTGATGACAGCCTATCTTACTGTATGGTCTTTGTGCAGTTATTATCTAAACTAGACGATGCAGCGTTATATCTGGAAAAGTCTAATTACTACGAACATTTTCCAGAAGACGTATATGATGCTTTAGTGCTTGACAGAAGGAGATTAAGAAATGGCAATGCATGGCAAGGCAAAAATGGCTAAGAAGAAAATGCGTGGCGGCGGTATGATGAAGAAGAAAATGATGGGCGGCGGTATGCCTAAGATGTCTAGGAAGAAAAAGATGATGCGTGGTGGTATGGCAAAAAAGAAGCGTTAATTGCCTTACGTAGCTAAATCTAAAATACACGGTCTAGGAGTTTTTGCGGATAAGGACTATTCTGTAGGTGATACTATAGAGTTATGTCCTTATCTGGTTTCTAGCGAAAGCGACATAGGCGATGAGTGTGTTCTTCACGACTACATGTTTTATTCTCCATATGAAGGGGAAGATGACTTGTACTGCATTCCGTTAGGGTTGGCTATGATATACAACCACAGCGAAACTCCTAATGCAGAGTGGGATGTATATGAAGAGGACGATAATTTTATTAGGTTCTACGCACTTCAAGACATAGCCAAAGGACAAGAAATACTACACGACTACGGAACTATTTACTGGAGTAGTAGAGAAGCAGCCTAATATAGAGGGCAGCATCTATGGACATTTCTTTACAACACAAAGAGGCGAGATTATCACGATGGCGAAGATTGCAAAAGCAAAAGCGAAAAAGAAGCCAGCTAGAAAGGTTAACCTTGCGAAAGGCGGTTCGCCGAAGAGCAAGAGTAGAGTTAATGAAGCTGGCAACTACACTAAGCCCGGAATGAGAAAACAACAGTTTAACCGCATTAAGGCTGGTGGTAAGGGTGGCGCACCCGGTCAGTGGTCGGCAAGAAAAGCCCAGATGCTTGCGTCTGCATATAAAAAAGCAGGAGGAGGTTACAGGAATTAGATGTTACATGTTTTTCTCCTATTCGTATTTGTCGGTGTGGGGGATGACAAAAAGCTAGTAAGCAGTGACATGCACTTCAAAGACCTACGAGAATGCGTTTGGTACGCTCAAACACTACACAAGCAGGGAAATCTTATCACCTCTTATTGCGTACCTAAATTTATAACAGAAGGTAATGTAAAGGTATATTAATGCCCCCACGTAATCATACGAACTGGACTAAACAACCCAATGTAGAATATGTAAACTCTCTCATATACTCTGACCAAAGTTTGTTTGAGGAAGAATTAGAAAACATTTTTTCAAAGGTATGGGTTCCTGCATTTCACAAGAGTGAGATGCAACACATAGGAAGCTACAGGACTGCACAGATAGCTGGGCAGAATATTATTACTATAAAGTTTGACAATGGCTATAGGTCATTTATAAACAAGGGTGTTATGTCACCTGCAGGTAATGACATGTCTCTGTGTTATCACGCACGGGGCTGGGGTGAACTACCTTGTGAGGTAAAGCATGGTGGCATGGTGTGGGTCACGCTAAACAGGAACCCTACCATGAGCGTAGAGGAGTGGACTTGTGGGGCGTTTGATTGCATTGCTGATGCTATTGATACGGAAGAACTAGAAGTATTTCATTACCACAAAGCTATTATAGGCACAAACTACAAACTGTGGCACGACACTAACAGTGAGTTCTACCACGACTTCATGCACTACTTCAACCGTGTGTCTGGATTTAACGATGAGTACTTTGCTAGAAAAAACGTGCCTTTTGATAATGGTCATGTTAATGTCAGCAGCTTTACTGTTAACTATGAAGAGTATCAGGGATTTGAAGACAGGGGTGAGTTATCTTTTCCCAACTTGCCACCAAATCAGTGGTACATGGTAGACTTGTTTCCCGGCTATAACTTTAACCTACGTGGTAGTGCCTATCGTAGCGATAGCGTAACGCCACTTGGACCTGACAAGGTATTGATTGAGTTTAGAGGATACGGCCTGAAGAGTGATACACCAGAAGAACGGAATACACGCATTGAGCATCATAACTCTATATGGGGTCCGTTTGGACGTAACTTGCACGAAGACCTTATAGGTGTAGCGGGACAGGGTACAACAATGAGGCCCGGAACTGAACCACGTAATATTTTGCATGGCAGACATGAGAACGGAACCATCCACGATGAGGTGGGAATGCGCCATTACTACGGTGAATGGAGCAAGTGGATGGGAGTAGAAGCAGATAACCCGCTAAAGAAAGCAGCATAATGGACCCGATTAGTGCGATGGCAACAGCCTCTGCGGCGTTTGGTGCTATCAAGAAAGGCTTCCAAGTAGGCCGTGATATTGAATCTATGGCATCTGACTTAGGCAGATGGATGGGCGCACTTAGCGACCTAGACATGCTTGAGAAAGAAGCGAAAAACCCGCCTATCTTTAAGAAGCTGTTTGCAGGTAAGTCTGTAGAACAGGAAGCGATGGAAACATTTGCAGCCAAGCAAAAAGCTGAAAGTCAACGCAGGGAATTGCAAAACTGGATTGGTTTGACTTTGGGTAAATCCAAATGGGATCAACTTGTAAAAATGGAAGGAACCATCCGAAAACAACGCCAAGAAACACTATACAAACAAAGGCAACGTAGGCGTAAGTTTGTTGAAATTGTGGCATGGATATTAATGGCACTATTTGGTGCAGGTTGTCTTGTTGGATTTATATTATTTCTTAAAGGCATGGCAGCTAATGCAACTCCAGAATATGTGATATGCCGACTACAAGGGTGTCAAACTATAGATGGTGAAAGACTCTGTATATATTATGGTCCTAACAATACTGTAGATAATGTGTGGTTAAACACTAGCGAATACTTTCCAAAAGAAATACAGTGTAAGTATGACCCAAAAAACGAAAAGCCGCCTAGTTTACGTGAAACATTTAAAGCTATAGAGAAGTCAAGAAAGTAATGAAAGCACCACAAAAAAGTTTAAAAGATTGGACTAGCCAAAAGTGGCGTACTAAATCTGGTAAACCCTCTGCAAAGACAGGTGAAAGGTATTTACCTGAAAAAGCAATAAAGTCCTTGACAAGTGCAGAGTATGCTGCTACAACTAGGGCAAAAAGAAAAGGCAAGGCATCAGGTAAACAATTTGTTAAACAACCTAAAGGTATTGCAAAGAAAACGGCAAGATTTAGAAGAGGCGCATAATGTTAAACTTACTAATCGGACCTATTGCAGATTTAGCAGGAACTTGGTTAAATGGAAAAGTTGAAAAATCTAAAGCAGAAACTGGTGCAAAAGTTGCACGGGCTAAAGCAGAAGCTACAGTCATGGAAAGAAGGGCTACAGGCGAACTTGATTGGGATTTGGAAATGGCTAAAGGAAGTAGGTCATCGTGGAAAGATGAGTGGCTTACTATTCTATTCTCTATACCTCTCATTCTTGCGTTCGTTCCGGGTATGGAAGAAGTAGTTGCAAACGGATTTGCCCAACTCCAAGCCATGCCTGAATGGTATCAATATAGTCTTGGCGTTATTGTTGCTGCCAGCTTTGGTGTTCGCAGTGCTACTAGGTTATTCGGAAAGGGGAAGTCCTAGTGGCGAAATGGGGCTTACACGAGCGAACAACGGAAGAACAAGCAAGGAAGAATCGTGGCAGAAGTAACTATGGAAAGATTGTTGAAGTGGAAGATACTACCACGTCTGATGATGCTTGGGATGTCCTTATCCGCTTGGCGGGTAGTGGAGTGGTTTATGACACTGCCAGACCCAACAAGTCAACAAGCAGCACTGGTGAGTGTAGTCACGGGGGCCATGACAGGTGCATTTGCGGTGTGGATGGGACATGAGAAATGAAATATCGTAGAGAAGATTTTATTGAAAAACTAATTAAACATGAGGGTCTACGCCTTCAAGTATATAAAGACACACTAGGAATTGATACCGTAGGTATTGGACGTAACCTAGAAGACCGTGGCATCACTGATGAAGAACTGGAGTGGATGGATATTCCTAACATGGACACTATCTATGAACACGGTATCTCTGAAGCTGATGCTATGTATCTAGCAGGGAATGACGTACAGATCGTTGAGGAAGAACTTGTTCGGGCGCACCCTTGCGTTAACAAGCTAGACGCTGTACGTCAACTTGTAGTCATGGACATGGCATTTAATATGGGTGTGCCACGTTTATGTAAATTTAAAAAAATGTGGGCGGCTATTGAAGGTGAAGACTACCACAACGCAGCAAAAGAAATGCTTGACAGCAGGTGGGCAGTTCAGGTAAAATCGCGTAGCACAAAATTAGCCCACGCAATGCATCATGGAGAGTTTAGTGGCTAGACAACTTACAGAAAAACAGCAAGCACTACTTAACGTCCTGTTTGAAGAAGCAGGTGGTGACATGGTGCAAGCAAAGAAACTGGCGGGATATGCTGACACTTCTAGTACTTCAGAAATTGTTAAAGGTCTTAAAGAAGAGATACTTGAGGCGACTCAAATGTACATGGCACGTAATGCGCCAAAAGCAGCGATGGCGATGACAGGTGCGCTGTATGACCCTACAGAGTTAGGCATACGTGATAAGATGGGTGCTGCCAAAGAACTGCTTGACCGTGTAGGTTTGGTGAAAACAGAAAAGATGCAGGTAGAGGCAAGCGGTGGTGTTATGCTCATGCCACCTAAAGCTGTTATAGAGGAGGATGATGACTGATGGCTGATGATAAGTATAAATCTGGACCGTTTAAAGGCTACTCAAAAGAGGAAGTTAAGTCTATTAAAGATTTTTTAAAAGACTCTGACGCCAATATGTCTGATATAGCTATTATAAAACTTTTAGAGACTGATTTTTTTAGTGGCGGAAATATAGGCAGTGGTGGTTATAATAAAGGCGGTGCTGTTAAGTCTCGCACAGGAACACAAGATTTTCGCAAAGGTGGGATGGTTTTATCTACAGTAGACAATCGCAGAAACAAATAATGCATTTTATAGATTGGGATGCGCCGATTAAAGACGGTAGAAAAAACGACACTTGCCCTAACTGCGTAACAAAAAATATGAAACGTAAAGGAAAAAATAAACGTATATGCTTAGACTGCGACACATTATTTATCAGGCCAAAAAATGAACAGAAGCGTAGGAAAGTGGAAGACGATGAGTAGACAACAATTTTTAAAGCAACACAAAATAGGACTTAGTATTATTTCTATCTTGACTTTAGTGTTTATACAAGGATTAATGTAATGGCTGATGAAAATAAAATATCTCGTAGAACTTTTTTAAAAGGTCTTGCCGCAACGGGTGCAGTTGCTACTACAGGTATACCTAGCAAAGCAGGGCCAGACAAATTCACGACCATGCTTACAGATTTGAAAAAAGATTTTAGGTCAATACGAGGCCTTGAACTAAGAAGTCATGCTCTAGGGTCTGCGCCATCTACAATTAAAAAAATGTTACAGGCCGGAGAAATTACAAAATCTTTTGCTAACAAAATTCTACCGTTGTCTGGCTCAGACCCCACTGGCGAAAAACTAAAAGAAAAAAAGAAATTTAGGGCGCAATTTGAAGGACAGTACAAAAAGTTAGTTTCAGCATATAATGAAAAATTAGCTAAAACTAGAGGTTATGCCGAAAAAAATAACAAAGGGGTTGCTATTGACGCTAATGCAAATGTAAAAAATTTAAAACCCGGTGAAAAAGTAAAGTACACTAAGGGTAGTAGACTAGCAGCAGGTGTTCCCGGTGCGGGGATATCTCCGCAAATTACAACACCACAAAAGAAAAAACCAAAACGCAAGCCTAAGTCAGCAGTAAAAGGTGGACGTGGTGCTGGTGCTGGTGCAAATCAAGAAGGTGTGCATACTATTTTTGAAGGCCCAAAACTAGTAAAGGTTGAAAAAGATTTTCGCAAAGGTGGTATGGTTCTTTCAACAATGGACAATCGCAAAAAGAAATGAGTAGAAGCGTAGGAAAGTGGAAGCTACCACAGCCAACAGATATTAAAGAAGAAAACGAATGGGTGCAGATACCTCGCATTGCTAGGACTGTACCTTTCGGTTATAAACAAAATGAAGAAGACCCTGACATTCTTGACCCAATACCAACAGAGTTAGATTTACTAGAGAAGGCACGTAGCCACGTAAATCAATATAGTTATCGTGAAGTAGCTAACTGGCTTAGTACAAATACAGGCAGGTCTATCTCACACGTAGGATTAAGGAAACGGTTACTGAATGAGCGACAGCGTAAGAACCAAGCTAAAAGCCTCCTCAAGTGGGCAGAGTATGCGGAAACGGCAATCGCCAAAGCGAAGGTACTCCAAGAAGAAAGAACAGGCGCAGCTAAAACAAACGGTTAGTATAGAAGAAGTAGCAGCTACAGAATATGATACGTCTGTAGCAGAACACGCTAACGTATTGTTTAAACCTAACGATGGGCCACAGACGGACTTTTTAGCTGCATCAGAACGTGAAGTATTATATGGTGGCAGTGCTGGTGGTGGCAAGAGTTACGCCATGCTGTCAGACCCACTACGTTACATGGGGCATCCTGCATTTAGTGGATTGCTACTGCGACATACAACAGAAGAACTAAGAGAACTTGTATTTAAATCGCAGGAGTTGTACCCAAAAATCTGGCCCGGTATAAAGTGGTCAGAGAGAAAGATGCAGTGGACTGCACCATCTGGCGCAAGGTTGTGGATGTCGTATCTGGATAGAGATGATGATGTCTTGCGTTATCAGGGTCTGGCGTTTAGCTGGATAGGGTTTGACGAGTTAACACAATGGTCCACACCATATGCGTGGAATTACATGCGGTCACGTCTACGGTCCACTGCACCAGATTTGCCAATTTATATGAGGGCTACGACTAACCCCGGCGGTAGAGGTCATCATTGGGTCAAGAGTATATTCATTGATCCTGCACCGTATAACAGGCCGTTTGATGCAACAGATTCAGAAACAGGAGAGGTATTACGATACCCAGCAGGACATGCGAAAGCTGGAAAACCATTATTTAAAAGGCGGTTTATCCCAGCAAGATTATCAGACAATCCTTATCTGGCAGAGTCGGGTGACTACGAAGCAATGCTACTCTCCATGCCAGAGCAGCAAAGACGACAACTCCTTGACGGAGATTGGGATATTAAAGAGGGTGCGGCGTTTACTGAGTTTGATCGCAGCATTCATGTTGTTGAGCCTTTTGACATACCTCACAATTGGGTTAAGTTTAGGGCTTGCGATTATGGTTACGGTAGTAAGTCTGGGGTTATTTGGTTTGCTGTTGCACCTGATGAACAGCTTATCGTATATAGAGAATTATACGTCAGCAAAGTCCTTGCCACAGATTTGGCAGATATGATACTGGATGTAGAGTCTGGCGATGGAAGTATTAAGTACGGTGTATTGGACAGTTCTCTTTGGCATAAGCGAGGTGATACTGGACCATCTCTAGCAGAGCAAATGATTGGTAGAGGATGCAGGTGGCGTCCATCAGACAGAAGCCGTGGTAGTCGTGTAGCAGGTAAGAACGAAATACATAGACGATTGCAAGTAGATGAATTTACAGAGGAGCCTAGACTTGTATTCTTTAATAGCTGCACAAATACAATATCACAACTACCAGCCATCCCTTTGGACAAGAAAAATCCAGAAGACATTGATACGCATAGTGAAGACCACTTGTATGATGCGTTAAGATATGGTATAATGTCTAGACCACGATTTAGTGTATTTGATTTTGATACAGGGCATGGCCCAAGAAACAGTATGCCTGTTGCAGACAGCACGTTTGGATATTAACATGAACATAATTTGGTCATTAATAGTAATAGCATGTATGGATAGTCAATCTTGTGTAAAACAGGATATTCAGTGGTTTGAAGAAAAGTATCAATGTGTAGCAATGAAAGCACTACACGAAGAGTTACCTGTAGACGGTGATTGGAAAACTATAGACTATAAATGCACTATAGTTGGAGCAAAGGAAGCGTAATGGCAGAAGATGAAATTATGATTGAAGATGATGCAATCGCATTAGAAGATACGGATGATTCTGTAACGGAAGATAGCGATGTAGCAGGTATGATTCCATTTATTATGGACCGATACTCACGATCAGAAGATTACCGTTATCAGGATGAAGAAAGATGGCTACGAGCATATCGTAACTACCGTGGCTTGTATGGACCAGATGTCCAGTTTACAGAGGCAGAAAAGTCTCGTGTATTTATTAAAGTAACAAAAACAAAAACGCTGGCAGCTTACGGACAAATTGTAGATGTTCTGTTTGCAAATCAGCGTTTTCCTTTATCTGTGGAGCCTACTGAATTACCAGAGGGTGTGGTAGAAGATGTTAGTTTTGATCCACAAGAGCCAGATGAACTACGCGATGAAACAGAATTGTCTAGTCCATATGGTTTTGCTGGAGATGGTAATGATTTGCCACCGGGTGCTACAGCACAAACGCTACAAGAAAAGTTAGGTGTAGTACAAAACAAACTAGAGCCTGTACAAGATAAACTTAAAGAAGGTCCGGGCAAAACACCTACAGCAATTACATTTAGTCCTGCTATGATTGCAGCTAAAAAGATGCAGAAGAAAATACATGACCAGCTAGAAGAGTCAGGAGCATCTAAGCATTTGCGTAACGCTGCGTTTGAGATGGCATTATTTGGCACAGGCGTAATGAAAGGCCCATTTGCTACAGATAAAGAATATCCAAATTGGGGAGATGATGGTGAATACAGCCCAATGTTTAAAACCGTTCCACAAGTTGAACATGTATCATGTTGGGATTTTTATCCAGACCCTGATGCGAATAACATGGATGAAGCGCAGTTTGTAATTCAAAGACACAAAATGTCACGCTCACAGTTGCGTAGTCTAAAAAAACGTCCATACTTTCGTGGTGCAGTAATTGATGAATGCATTATGATTGGTGAAAACTACACTAAAAAGTATTGGGAAGATGACCTGTCTGACTATGCTCCTGAACATGGTATTGATCGTTTTGAGGTTCTTGAATATTGGGGCATGTGCGATACCGAAATGCTTTTGGATCAAGGTGTAGAAATACCTGATGAGTTGCAAGACTTTGATGAATTGCAAGCAAATATTTGGGTATGTAATAATAAACTTATTCGCATGGTTCTTAATCCATTTAAACCTAGTAAGATTCCATATCATGCTGCACCATACGAACTGAATCCATACTCTTTCTTTGGTATCGGTATTGCAGAAAACATGGATGACACACAAACACTAATGAATGGCTTTATGCGTATGGCTGTTGATAACGCTGTGTTGTCAGGCAACTTGATTGTAGAGGTAGACGAAACGAACCTTGTGCCGGGTCAAGACTTGTCACTGTATCCGGGCAAGATATTCCGTAGGCAGGGTGGCGCACCGGGTCAAGCAATTTTTGGCACTAAGTTTCCTAATGTGTCACAAGAAAACATGATGCTGTTTGACAAAGCACGTGTACTTGCAGATGAAAGCACAGGTTTCCCATCGTTTGCACACGGACAAACAGGGATACAAGGAGTGGGCCGTACTGCTTCAGGTATTTCTATGCTTATGGGTGCTGCTGCAGGTGGCACTAAAACAGTTATCAAAAACGTAGACGATTATCTACTGCGTCCGTTGGGAGAAGGTTTCTTCCGCTTTAACATGCAGTTTGACTTTGACAAACAAATTAAAGGTGATCTAGAAGTTAAAGCACGTGGCACTGAAAGCCTGATGGCTAATGAAGTACGTAGTCAGCGTTTGATGCAGTTCTTGCAGATTGCAAGCAGCCCAGCACTTGCACCTTTTGCTAAGTTCCAATATGTAATCCGCGAGATTGCAAAGTCTATGGACCTAGACCCCGACAAAGTAACCAACAATATGAATGAAGCCGCACTACAGGCAGAAATTATGAAAGGGTTTCAGCAGGAACAGCCGCAACCGGGTCCACAAGGGCCACAGGCGGCAGCTAACCCGTTAGACCCTACAGGTGCAGGTGGCGGCACAATAGGCACTGGACAGGCTCCTGTGCCGGGAGAACAAGGATTTAGTGCAAATGGACAGGGACAAGTACCGCAAGCAGGTGGTCAGCCGCCTCAAGCCGATGGTCAACAGCAAGCCCCAATGGGAGGCATTCAATAATCTTATTGACATTATTATTGAAGATCAACATAAGTCAATGGAACAATCAGAACACCCTACAATATTATATAGATGTCAAGGCGCAGTATTAGCACTGCGTAAGTTAAAGCAGTTAAGAGAAGAGGCTAATGGAACGTAGTTTATCTAATCAGATGGAGATGTTTGATCCAATTGAAGTACCGGATTTGTCTGTACCGCCAATTGATAAAGAACTTCAAGATTTAAGTAAACAAGCAATTAATGAACTCCCTAAAGATGTTGGAGTTGGTGCATTAACTTCTCCTATAACTGCTGCTGCTGATGTAGTAGACGTAGGTGCTTCTATGCCTGATCCTAAAGCTGGCACAGAGTTTATGTCTCCTATATATTCTGCGCTAGAAGAAACTTTTGATCAACTTTCTAGTGCAGGAATAAACAGAGAAAATGCAGAAAAATTAATAAAAGAAGTAACAGGTATTGAGTTAAAGGGGAACCTTGGCGAATTAATTGGAGAGGGCGTAGGTCTTCCAATTGCAGCATTGTCAAAAGCTGGAACATCTATTATATCTGCTGTTGCTAAACATGGCGATAAAT